AGGGATGTGGCGTTAAAACGCCTGTCTGACCGCTTCAAACAAATTTGGGCTAATTCTGAAAGATTTTAAGTGAAAAGGCTGTTTCACTTAAATAATTAAGGTTTGGACTTTCAATTAAAATTCCTCGATAACTGAAAGGGCTGTTGAATATACGTTACTTGCTACCTGTTGCGATGCCCATTCATCTTGCCCGAACCTTCCAAAAATGTAATCGCCATTGGTTGTAGAACTTCCATCGGGTGTAAATACAAATGGGATATGACTGCCACCTGTCCGATTCCAAACCATGTTATAGAATGAATCGGTATCGGTCGCTGTAGATACATCGCTATTTATCAAATCGGTATCGGTCAGGTAGCTGAAGTTCATATTGAATTGAGTTCGTCCCCCGAACCTTAATGATGTAGAAGTCCCCGCACTCTTGAACGGTTGACCGCTTTGAGTAGATGAAGATTGATTTCCTTCAAGCCATTTCGCCTGACTGAATCTTCTCCCTGATGGTGTCTCCATTATATCATTCCCAAAACTGACAGACCTTGTAACTTGGAGATCAGGAGCGAGTGGCATATCAAAGTATTCACCAATTAAGATGCACCCAACTTTCAAGTCATAAGTAGAACTGAAAGTAGAATCACCCTCAAATTGGACAGCCACATATCTATTGGTGTCGGCTGTATCGAATGTAATAATTGAATCCCCATCAGTTGCGGGGGTGAATATATTAGATGAATCAGCGGCGTTCAGAACTGAAGCACTTGCTTCGGCAGTAGGATCGACAGAGGTTATAGCACTGGCACTCGTTCCCACCCTAAATTTTCCTTCAGCCGAATCCATGTTATGATTCAAGATCGCTACGAAGTTAGTAGATACAGAGGTTGCCTGTTTATCAATCGTGAAAAGAACATGATCGGCTCGGGTCGCCGCTGAATCTGAAGTTGAGAATACTACCTGATTAGCGGGGTTCATATCGAATAATTCTTCATCTACATAATCTGAATCGTGATTGAGAGAATCTGATGCGGCATGATAAACAGCGAACTCTGATGAAGCTACGCCTCTTGATACGAGCCAGTTAATTGTATCCACATAAAATCTTGGTGTCTGTATTCGTTGGTAAGTCATTTAGTCTGAAACCTCTGTGCAAGTAATCTCGCACCCGTTTGGTCGTTTACTTGTTTGTGTAATAATGAAAAAGTGATTACTGGAATCCATCGCTGTTCCATACAGTTTTATGCTCGAATCCCAATTTGAAAAATTGATAATATCCCCCACTTCCAGATGATTATACTTTGCGGAAGGGGCATCGAACATGATGACAACCTTCCTATCTTTCATTGTATCCTTGTAATAAGTAGCAAGATTTTGAGCAGTGGTGTCATCTTGAATTAGACCTGCATCATGCTCATATTCTAAAGTTTGATTGATCCCGTTTACGGTTGTCCCCTGAGAAGTTGAGTCGGTTGCTGTTTTTATCCCTACGTTTTCGGTCATTCCATAATTGAATTTGTAATGAACTGTCACATCATTCCGAACAGCATTGGCAGAAGTGAGATTAATTGAGTCCAGTGTTATATCGTTATAGTCAACCTGTGCATCAGCCGAAGAATAGTCGGCGGGTTTTCTCAATGTTTTAATTTTGAATTTTCCATCCCCAGATAGAAAAACATAAGAGCCACATAGTCCACCTAATTTCTCTATTAATTCTTTCGATCCCAAGAATCTATTGTGACTGAAAGCAAATTTTATATCCCCCACCGAATCGTCAAATACGTCTGTGATTAATCCATCGGTAGAATTTCCAGAAGTATCAAAAGTGCTTATATCAATATCTGATCCATCCGTATTACTATCCAATCCAAGCCCTTCCCTTAAAATATCTTCAATGATATACACGGGGTTTGTGATGTAGTCTGTAGTTGCATAATTGGGATCAGCCGCAGTTCCATTTTCGTCGGTTCTGTTATTCCCATCAATCGTGTCAATCCAAGCCCCGTACTTTCTCCCAATTCCAGAAAAATAAACATAATCAATGTTGGCGGGTTGAGCCTGTTGATGAAAAGCCTGTACCTTTTTCATAACAGTGACCTGCTTGGATTTACCTTTTTCCCATAAGATTTTTGGGACAGAAGCCAAACGCATATCATCATATTCCTGAAGATATGTTTGGTTTGCACTGAATTGGATTTCCATTTCAATCTGCTTGATTGCACAGTTGCGGCTATTCCCCGAAATACTTGTCAGAAGATAAAATTGATACGTCCCTTCCAAATCCCATGAGTCTTTTTGTGTGGTCGAGAACATGGAACTCACATCAACCCGCTCATGTAAACTCCCCGCATTCCAAGTGAGACTTGCATTGGTGGAAGGGGATGCGGCATTTTGAACTCGGAAAACATCTTCAGCCGCAATAGTCGCATCACTAAAAGAAGCATAAGAAATGACAGCCCTGATATAGGTAATCTCTCCCAAATTGGGAATCTTGGGAATATCAAAAGAAACAGTCCCACTTGAATTGTTGGCGGTCAATGTCTCTGATGTGCTGAAGCTTTTATCTGTTATATTTCCACCGTTGTAAAGAATGGGGTAGTGATAAAATACTGCCCCCTTAGTAGAGATCGAGGGATCGGAAGTGCTGACGGCGGCATTACTCCCATAGAAAGTTCCAAACTCGCCTCCTCCTCCATGATAGTAAACATTGTCAGCATCAAGTGTGTGCATATCTTCAGTATCAGGTGTTGACACCATGTAATCGGTGGAGTCATTCCATTTATTTGTGATGACAGCGGGGAACTTTGCTTCGGTGTAAACTCCTGTCATATAAGAATCAATCGTTCCCGCCCCTGTTCTTTCGTGGAAATATCCGTAAGTCATCGGAATGGGTTTACCGAGATTTTTCTCTGGGGCATTAGGATATGTTGAGGAATCTATAACTGTCTTGGGCAATTCTTTATGATAGTAAGTAGTAAAATCAAGAAGGGTCAGCATGATTTCGTTACGATTATATCCTATGTCCCCTGCTATCATTCCCGTTCCGATAAGATTCGCAGATGTGTCATAAGTCAAACCGTGAACGCATTGGAACAATTCCCATTTTCTGTTTCCGAAATTCTTGGATGATAATTGATCCGAAAACCTACCTCCCTGAAATGTGTTGTGAGTGTTCACCATCTTGACTGTTACATTAGAAATAGATGAAGAGAACTCAAAATAATCAATGCTTTGATTTGTGTTGCCCCAATCAGTCACAAGCCCGTAATAAATATCAGACCCGTCAACTCGGTGCGTATCACTTACGCCAACAAATGCTGATTCATCGTTGTAATAAAGTTTCAAGCACCAGAACGCCTGAGCATTTCTCAGCTTGAGTTTATTGACAAGGGTGGAGTTAAATGAAAGCACTAACCAAAAGACCTGACTCTGTTCATGGCGGGTACTAATGTATTCCTTACATAAGAATCTGAGATCAGCCCCCCGCTAATGTGTACATGATTATTCACTCGTGGGGTTTGCCCCGTAAAACCTTTAAGTAGGAATCCCGTTAAGCCTCCCGCCCCCGCTTGGGAAGCCGCAAAAGTACCCCCTGTCATAGTATTCAAAAGCATGAACATCGCCGCATTCGCCGCCATTTCTATTGCGATCGCCTTTAGTGAGGACACCATAGCCGCCCCCAAGTCTTGCCCATGAATCACAGCCTCTGCAAGGTTGGTGGCGAACATTTGTGTTAACTTGACCCCTGCCTCCTGTTCTGGGGACATCCAAGCACCTCCAACCTCCCTGATTAATGGAACTTGTGCTTTCAAAATCTCGTTATTTTGTCCCGCACCCTTAGCAAGTTTCCCATGCACCTCCACCTGATTCAGCAGGACACTGGTTCGCTCATCCTCTAATTGATTAATCTGATCGGCTACTTTGAGACTTTCCACCCCTGTCTCATTTTTAGTTTTCATCGCCCTTGCGAGTCTTTCCAACGTTTCAGTTTCGAGGGCAAGAGCGGCAACTGTCATTTCGTGCTGTTTGTCTGCGGCTTTGAAAGAATCGTTAGTCGCAATTAGGAAATCAAAGGTAGCCAATGTAGCCTTTTGCATGGCTTTTGTCACCCCTTCAAGAGCGGGGACAAACAACGTACCCAGTGAAGCAGACATATCTTCAGATGTTGCCGCCAACTGATCCATTTTATCTTTGGCGGTAATGCTCTCTTCCCCTAATTGTCCCACCAAATCTCTACCCTGTCTAATTACTTCGTTATTGAAAGCCAGTTTCTTTTCCTGATCCGTTAATGCTTTTGTGGTCTTTCCCAATTCTTTGGCATAGCGTTCATTGGCTTCCTCAATGTTTACCATTATACCAATGTTGTCAAGCATGAGTTTTGATTGTCTTCCCATACCTGTAACCAACGACTCAACACCGAAGCGTGTATCTTTGCCAAGAGACTTACCAAGACGTTGGGCAATATCAAACATCTCAGCCATCTGATCTGAGGAATCTGCAATCCCTAAGAGCAGGGCATTATTAGCCAACTCCATGAGTTCCATCTTTGACATTGTTCCATCAGTTGCCTGTTGCAACTGATTCAACACATCAGCCCCCATCCCTGCCTTCTCAGTCAGATTGGTAAAGCCTTGAGTGATCCCCTCAAGTCGCCCTGCCTTTTCAGCCGATTTGACTATGAAGCCAAAAGCCTTGTTAATAGTCGCTAAAGCAATTCCTGTCTTAATTGCGTTTTTGCCCAAGTTGGCGAGTTTAGAATCAACAGACTTGGTTTGCTCTGCAACCTTTTTCGCACCCTTTGTACGAAATATCAGTTCAATTATCTTGCTAACTGCCACGCTGTTTCTCCATGTAATGTTTTTGTAATGCTAAAATCTCTGTCTTAATAACTGAAAAATCCCTCAACTTCTGGGCGGGTGCTTCGTCAAGGGATTTTGCTAAAGGAATGTTGAATGATTCCATCATGTAATGTTCTTCTATCAGCCTGTCATATTCTTGTT